CGAGGAGGAGGATGTGGAAGTGGATGAGGACACGAGCGACAATTGCCCCGTGTGTTATGAGGCAACCGAAACCCGCACCCGTGGATGTAATCACAAGTTGTGTGGCGGTTGTTATGACACGTTAAAGTCGGGATTGGCGAGTTATGAACGCCACGTCAAGTGCCCGATATGTCGCACGTTATTCACCGACATCCAACGCCAAATGACCGATGCCGAGAAGATTGCGGATTACGACCGATTGCGTGAGGAAAACGACCGAATGATGGAGCAATTGAACCGTGCGATTGCCGACCGAGACCGAATGCGATTATCCCGTGATGTCGCACGAACACGGATGGAAACTGCCCGTGCCGAACGACGAACACGCAGACGTAATGCCGATGGCGAACCAAGACCCCCACGCCAACCCCGAGTTCCACGAGCATCAGCGGGTGTGTTGGAAGTGAATGAGGATGAGGAGGACGTAGTTGGCGTTGAGTTGAACCCCCGTGAATACGGTGCGTCCCGACCCGCATTATCATCCACACGTGTTGTGTTGGAGGACGGACAACGGTTGGCGGACATTCCGTTTAGTGCGAGACCAAGATTACGATGCGGAAGAAACGGATGCGTTAGAAGAACCCGAAGATGTTGCGATGGATGCGGAAACGTTCGTGCGTGCGAGGAGCATATAATGTGCGAGGAGTGTGCGTAATGTAGTTAGATTAGCGTAGTGTAGTGTAGTATAATATAATATATCATATCATATCATATAATTAAGGGTTGGGATTAACCAGCGTAAAACCCATTAAGGGTCATCCCTTTTTTATTCGTGTTTTTTTACCTCAACGGATATGTGTGAATGGTGAATGGTGAATGATGTTTTAATATTGATTTACGAATGTGGATTTTTTATTGAAAAAAGTTTTGGTTTCTCATATGGATTTAAAAACATCATTCACCATTCACACATTCACACAATTTAAACATATTTGACATCCACGGGTAGAGCGGTCGCATCACTACCTTCACGCATTTTCTTCGCAGTCTCCGCCATATTGTCATCCAATACATCAACTGCTTTTCGGTGTAATGGGTCTTTGGATTGAAAAAAGTGTTTCAATACCCATTCATTTTTTTTCCAATTCGTGCTGGTATTCAAGTCCTCAAACATCTCCATAAATGTATTTGCGTCCGTATGTAAATGCCGACTGCGATGCGGACACTCATTAATAAAGTGAAGGAATGCTAAACAATAATAACCGCAAGCATCACTCATTAACGATTGTATGTCTTTTTTAGTGTGGGGTGTATCAATACCGAAATTATCCCTAATCCGTTTTTGAATAATCTCGGGTGCTCCAATACCAAAACTATCAAAATAAATTGCCTCACATACTCCGTTTGGATATTTGGATACTTGGAAACAAGTCCAGTGAGACCCTCCGTTCATCTCCCCATCTAAATTAATTTCATTTTCCATATTAATTATATATGATTTATTCGCCTCTATCCGTTTTGGTAGTTCATCCTTAAAATCGCAAAACACCAGCGGAATACCCATACGAGGGGCGAGTTGTAGTATTTGGTCGCTTGTCAGCATTATATATTTATACAAATAAAATAAATATATAAGTTTTCCTTAATATCCACTTTTATTTAAGGTAGGCAAACTGCGGAGGTAATTGGGTTCTAAAATTGAAGTTCGCACTTGTATTTTGTGATTGAAGAGCGGGTGGTAAAAATGAATTACCGACAGACATTATAGCACCACGTCCCATTATACCTTCGCCACGACCAGCATATAGTCCCATACCCGATGGATATAATCCACGACCGTATAATCCAAAACCACGCTGGTTAAATAGACGCTGGGCGGCAACATCTTGTTCTTCTTGTGTTGCTGCTTTTTGTGCTGCCTTAATTGCCTTGTAATCACTTTGAATTGCCTTTGCTTGGGCGTATAGTTCGGGATTGGTGGATTGTAGGTATTCACTTCCCATAGCACCCAATTTATCCTTGGCGACACCTATTAGGGCATCTTTGGTAAAAGCAGAACCCGCCTTCTTACCACGGTAATCGCTGGGTTTATCAATATAACCTTTCGCAGCACCCGATAAGGCAGCAACTGCTTCGGGCGGGACACCGTAAGTGGTCGCCATCATACCAAGAGCATCAATACCCTCATTCACTAATGGTTGAAATGCTTTACCGACAGTATGGATTTCCTTAACTGCCTTTTTACCAAGAACCTTCTTCGCAAATCGGTCTGCCTTTTTACCAAAGATAGAACCTCCTTCCACACCCATATTGGCGGACAATTCCTCGGGGGACAATTGGACGATTGCCCCTTTTCCAGTTCCAAATGCTTTGGTGATGTGATTGTATTTTGATGGATGAACGATTAGATTAACACCCTCTCCCTTCATAATGCGAACCCGATGACCGTTTCGTAATTTAGACATTTGCTTCGGTGAAGCACTAATTTTGACTGCCCTAAAACTATCCATTATATTTTATGATGAGATAAAAAATAATGGGATTTGATGAATTATGAGATAAAGCACTATTTCGCCTAAACTCTTGCCCCCGTGAGGATGTCAATAGAAACTTCAACTCCGTATTCAATAAAGCAGTATAAATCAATATTTTTCAAAGATGAATTGAGACCGATGATGCTAACCGATTTAGGAACACTTTCTTCCACGGGCAACATACGAGAGCAATTGACATAGTAATAGCAATATTTCTGCTCGAAGTCCAATTTACCAACGAGGGATGAGGTGAGACCATCTGTCATATCCGCATTTACGGCATTACATCCTTGGAGTTGGTGTAGGAACTGCTCGTATGAAAATCGCTGGGTGTTGTATATCATATTTTGACCCGCTACAACGACGTTAAAGTTGGTAAGCAAACAAAGAGGACTTGTAGGACCGCCACCGCAATCATCAAAAGGAGATTGAATGGGAAGAAGACCAGCGTTTGCTGTTTGGGTGAAAAATGGAAGAATTAATACAGACTTGATATTAGCAATTCCGTTCGTAAGTAAGTTATTAAAAGTTCCACCCGCTGGAACGTTCAGCACTTGATACTGGTAGATATCGGTATAAACCACCTTTTTCACGGGTGATGACAAATAAGCACTCTCATACACGGGGTTAAAAGTGTAGGCGGGAACGTATAACTGAATAGAGTTAGTGAATACGTTAATACCAAGATTTGCTTGTGCCGTGACTGGGGGACGACCCACGCCGATAGAAGTAATAATAGTTCCAGCAACGTTGTAATTTGTAGCAGCAACACCTCCCGCTCTGTTTGTAGATGCTGCTAACATAATTGGAGACACACCACCAAGAGGACTATTCACGGAAGCAACCACACTCGCAAAATCATCACCCCCAGCACCAGCAATTGTTTCGGTAATGACGGTTTGGTTCAAATTGAGGGTCATTTTCATAAACACACCTTTCAACAGAGGCACGTTTTGGAAGAAATTATGAATATGTTTGAGGTGAATTGTCGCCATAATAGAATACTGAATGATGTCAGCGGTTTTTAGCGAAATGTAATTTTTGTATTGGGAGTTCAAAGCAGCAGCGTTCAATAAAGTTCCAAACTGGGCGACACCCGCAACTTGGGCGGCATCAGTCGCATCAACACCACCCGAAAAACCAGCAGTATCAAATGCGATGTATTCTTGTCGTCTCAACATACCAACGTTTCCGTATCTAAAACCGTTGAACTGACCGCCGACAGTTTGGGTAGCAATAAGATTGACGTTATTACAAGTTCCAATACCAAGCAAACTATCACCAGTAGCACTTCCAGCAGCACCTGGGACGAAACCCCAAGACAAAGCATCATCGGGATAAAATCCCATTTGTGCTCCATTTGTAATCACGTCTTGAAATGAAAGAGTTGTCATCAACTTAAAGGTGTTAAACAACCCGACAAAAGGAGTTTGCTGAACGATAGTTGTTCCGTTGTAGTCAAGGGTGAATGAGTGGATAATAGACCCATACCAATTTTTCAACCCGACAAACATATCGGCACTTGAAGCGGGGGCAGATGGGTCTACAAGTGCTGCCCCAGCAATATCACTACAAGACAAAATCAAGGGGACTGCTAAATATGCCTCACGGTAATTCATATACTTATTAGAGTTCGCCAACTGAGAAGTATCTATCACGGACTGATTACCGTTATAGTTGCCGTTTTGGTTATCAAGAATATTCAACCAATCCTTTTTCACGAATATTTGAGGAGTTCCTTCGCTCATAGAAGACATATCATACACCAAAGTATCACCGCTCATTATATAATGGATTGAGATAAAAAAATCCATTAAATACTAATATTTCCCTAAATCTTTGATTTCCCTTAATTACATACTAAATTGGATATTTTTAGGTTTCCTTGTTTTAATTTCGGGTTTCACCGTTAATCGTGAAAGTTTATCTTCTATCGCTCCACCTAAACCTAATCCCCCAGTTGGTTTTCTTCCAGTCATACGAGAAGGCATCATTCCTTTACCATAGGTGCTATCCCCAACAGTTGCTAAATAATCCTCCATAGAATAATAGGAAGACCCACCACCCGACCCACCTTTATCTAATAATACTGAACCCATACCAGTCCCACATCCTTTATTGGTAATAACACGTCCCCCCGACATCGTGTGAGGTCTAAATAACATACGTCTTGACGGCATTTATATATAACCATAAGATTAAAAATTGTCGCTCTTTTTCTTTTTAATGTTTCTTAATCTAATCAGTCCCATCATTATAGCGTTTATCTGTGTGAGTTGCTTGTGAATGTCCTTCTCCTCTGCTTCATCCTTGCCCGTCTTAATATCGCCCATTAGTCGCATTTGTTCCTTGCTAAAATCTTCCCATATTTTGTTTAGGGATTGTTCGGTGATGTCGTTATTCATATATATTAACCAAATAAAATAATTTTATAACTAAAAACGCCGAAAACCACTTCCCACAACCGTTGCCCCCGAAGTTGGGTTGCTACCATACTCTGTCCTTTGGCGGGTATTACTACCAGCACCGCTATCGCTGGTAATATCATCAATATCCTTAATCAACAAAATAATTGTCATATTGGGGTCTCTAATAAAGATTTGCCCTCCCGTATTGGTTAGGAACTGTAATCGCAACTGATTATAAGTTCCACTTAACATTTTGTTAAAGTTAAACTCGGCGGGTTTTTCAATAATCAATCCACCAAATCTAACTGCGGGAGCAACTGAATAAATGATGGATGATGGGTTGGCGTATTTGTTATCAATACCCGATATAGAAATTAAAAGATTACTATTGGGTTGGACTTGCGGTGCGGTGCTGGATAGATATGATAAGTTTGTTCCAACGCCCAAGTTTTGTGCCGTAGCAAATCCCGCAGCGTATCCAACAATTTCGTTAAAATACTGTGGGTAGGTAATGATGGGATTGAACGTTGTAGCGGGTAATACTAAACCAGCGGGGTTAGTCCAACCAACGGGCAATACAGTTGGAACTGGGAATGTATTGGTTTGAACTGCGTAGCGTGTAGCATTAATAATCAGTTCAGCGTAATAAACATTTAATCCCGAAGCATTCACGAGATAATGACCGTTCTGTATGAAGATGAATTGAAGGTATTCGTTGATTTCTTTTATCTCGTAGAGACCATTAGGAATGACAACTTGGAATGTGGTGGGAACACCAGCAACAATCCAGTTATAACTGAATGTGTTGTTTTGGTAAGTGGTGTTAATGTTGTCCCAAGCATAATACATATAAATATTGGAGACGGCAATATAAGCACCAGTTAAATCAACTGAATTGGGAAAGTTATATATAAGTGTATTATTTAAACCGTTTTGAACTATGTTTGACTGGTTGAATACTATGGTTCTCATTTATATATAACTTGGATAAAATAATTTTGCTAAACTATCTTTATCTTCGGGATGCCTTAATAGAAGGTATTACTGGGGGAAGATAACTTCTCACGTTGCTACCTCCAAAGCGAAATGGGACACTTACATATTTTTCAGCGGGTAATCTGTCTGTAATAGTTCGGGGACTAAATCCTTGGAATACTAAACCTCCATCAACGTCTTTTACGGGCATTATATAATTAAGGCGAGATAATAATTTGTGAAACATACTTAAAGAACGAGAGAGAGTGTGCTGTCATTTTTAACTTTGGATTATGTGCTTTTAGGTGTTTTTACCTCAACCGCCCCTCTAAAAGGGCATTTTGACCCTAATTCTGTGAATGGACTATGGATATGTGAATGTCCCTTCACATCCATTCACACCTCCATTCACCACACCATACCTTGCTTTTTACATATATACATTAAATAAATGACACCATATATCATCACACCATTCACATCATATATATCATAATAAACCGATTATTAAGGATGTGAATGCGTGAATGGACTTTTGCGTTTTTATTATACTACAACTTGATTTTTTTTTTATAGAAAATCACATTTTCCATACCGACTTTAAACCCTCCATTCACATTCACGCATTCACACCCCTTTTATCGCTTTTATTGCCTCAAACACTTTAAGTTGCCTTAAATAATATTAGTATAAACACACTTAAAAACATCTCCGTAATATATATAACGATGTCTGTATTAAATAGAACTCCCAAAATGAAAAAGACTGCCGACTTATCGCAGTATTATAAGGAATATAGAGAAACTCATTTAGGACATATTCGCAACTTGGATAAAGTCAAGTATTACAAAAAGAAAGGTTTAACAGAAGATGACCTTTCAAGATACGGTGAATACGCTGGCGAAATGTTTAAACTCAAAAACCTAATCATATCTTTACGAGACAGAGAACCCGTTTTACTTGCCGAAATTATCTCCCTTGTTGAGACCCTAAAACCCAACTCTGTTATTGACGAACCGTCTCCCGAGACCTTGGATGATGTCAAATATTTTTAGTGAATGTGTGAATACACACAAAAATAAAAAATCAATAAATCATTTTTTATATACATTAAAAAAAAAATTGAAATACTTTATTTAGAAATATATTTAGGTAATTATCCCAAAATATATTTAGGTTTAAACCCATTTAAAAACAACACATATATATATATAAGAATGACAATCATCAACGGATGGAAAATCAATTTACCATTACCCCAATATTCGGCATTTAAGGGCAAACCATTTGAGGAGCATTTGGATTTAGTCCTAATGAAAATGATTAGGGATGACCCGAGATGTTTAGACGAATGGAAGGAAACATTAGAGAAAATTATTGACCGCACGGATGTTCGCACCAATAAGCAGTATGTGAAACACAATCAACCATACGGTATTGGACGGCATTATGCGGATGATAATACATCCATTATCAATATGAAACGAGAAGTCAAACATTCGTTAATGGAGTATTTGGGTTGGATGGATTTGGATATGATAAAAGCACACCCGAGTATCGTGTGTGAGTTGGGTCGTAAAAACGGGGTTGAGTTCCAACACCTCCGTAATTATTTGAATGACCCCGACCATTATAACCAAATGTTAATCCAGTATTA